GTTGTATTGTGGTATCCGAGTACCCTTAATCGCCTGTAAGGCGGTGGGCGCATGCATAGCTTTAACCTCTTTGGCTTGCTGCGCTTATAAGGTTTATTCAAAAGTGGTTGTCAACTCAAATTTCACCAAACATCGTGGTGCTTTTAGACATTCAGCATTTCGTGCGGATGTAAAGGGGACTACCCCGGAGCACTATGATAATGGCACATTGCGCAATTCCGCTGTATCTTATGCTTACTGGCTTACATCAAAACTTGGTTTGAGGCCTTATTGGATTTCACCTCGTATGAAGTATGTTCGAGCAATTGCAGCGGTGTCACGCAAACCTCACTGGTACACTGATGATCACATTTATCGTGTTGATCGTGTTTTGTCCAATGATTGTTTTGTGTTGTTTGATGTTGATTATTATTTGAACCTGGGTGAAATTAGTTATTACGCTTCATATTTTAAACCTATGTTGCTATTTACTTTTTCGCCTGACTCTGTATGTAATCAGGACTTAGAGATGCACTATGTTAGCAACCTAGATAACACCGTCACTGTTGGTTATACTGCTGGCGGCAATTATACCCACAAGCTTTGGGATTTTACTGGGGAATATGTTGGTTTCGTGTATAGGTCTAGGCATTACTTGTTCGCTATCGAGCGCAAGCGCCTTAGTTCCACACGTGAATTGCTGTTTCTCATACCCAAAATTTCTAGGTTGGTTAATCCCTTGTATTCCTGTGATTTTCCCCTCAAACCACTATGTTTAACTTCCGGTGGTTTGCAGGCTAGAGTTATTAGGAAGCCTGGGTCTACCATGGTTCATCTGGCAGCTCCAAGCTCACACGTACCTTATGTTGTCGACGTCAACGTAGTTGAAACTTGCCGTATTCGTTTGAAGAATATGAAGATGCCTTCGCCCAGTGTGGTCGAGAATCATATTCGCGGTACGACCGACAAACCTGCTTTTTATGCAGGTCTGGTTTACGACTACGTGATGTGCGGCAGGACGTGTGAACCTTGTGATGTTTTAGGTTATGAACGGGACCATGACACTTTGTCTGAAGCCCCCAGTTCTTACCGGCTTGCCCATCCGCCCATCGATCGTAATGGTAGTGCACCTTTGAAGTCCTATCATAACGACCGGTGGTGTATAGACGATAGAATAGAGAAAGTGCGCAGTTCAGCTGAGTTTCCTGAGAGTCTCCAGTCCCCATTAGATTCTTTCTTAACTTTGTTTGAGC